GCTTTTCTCAAAAGAGAAATAGAAGAGCAGAGCAGAGACATAAACGAGATCAAAGTAAATGGCACTAGTTTTTTAGTGGATCTCGACACCGCCCGCGACATGATACAAAAAGGCATAGACGCACTACATAAGCGGCTGGAAGCGCTAGGGGTAGAAGTATGAAGATCCCAGAAATGAAAAGGTTGATACGAATGAAAGAAAACGTGGACGTGATAAAGGTAGTGCATGCGTATATGTCTCAACAAAGTAGACGCGAACAAAACGTTCAAATAACCACCGACGGAGGTTCTTGTACCATCCTCACGCTCCACTTAGCTAAAGCATTAGAGGCGAGTATTATATACTTCACCGCCGAGCTACAAAAGAGCGGGGTTGAAGTATGATCGATGACGTCGAAGCGTTCCACAAAGCGTCGGGGCAACTTATCTTAGGAGACGATCAACGGCCGGGCCTAACGCGTCGAGTGTTGCGACATCGGTTGTTGCGAGAAGAGATGAACGAGTTAGAAGATGCGTTGATAGGAAGCGACATCGTCGAAGTCGCCGACGCCTACGCGGACATCATCTATATCGTTCTAGGCTCCGCGTTGATGCATATTGGCAAAGAACGCTTCCTTCGAGTATGGAGCGAGGTTCATCGGACGAACATGGCCAAGTGCCCGAACGGCAAAAGCACGTCTAGAGAAGATGGAAAAATAGTTAAGCCGGACGGCTGGACACCGCCGGACATCGCAGGCATTTTAACCCCTTAGTCGTGGGGCGAAACACGACTTGAAAAGAAAAGGAAAAAGCACATGTCAATCGAAAACGTATTCAAAGACTTTGACACCGTAGTCCCGGGAGCGGGGAGCGGCGGCGGAACCTATCTACCCGCGGGTGGCGATTTCACCGTGGAGATCGCGTCGGTCAAGTTCGTACCTAGTAAGGCGACGACGAAGAAATTCTACGTCGTCGAGTTCACCGTCGCGGAGTCTTCGCTGGACACCGTAAAAGCGAACACCGGCAAAATGTACACGTGGACACACGACACGACGAGCAAGTTTTACGGTGCGCAGCACGTCAAACAGTTCATCGCGGCGGCCATGGGTTTCGCGGAGGATAGTGCGGAAGCCATGGGGTTAGGTGCGGATCAAGCGATGGAGTCGTTTAGCGAGGAGCAACCTCTCGTCGGCATGCAACTGCGCGTCACAACGCGGGGCAAGAAGACCAAAGCGGGAACCGATTTCACCGTGCACAACTGGTCACCGCTGTAGGATAAGCACATGACAACCGTCGCCCTAGACACTGAAACGTTTCTCATCTTTCCAGGCAATCTGGCACCCGAGATGGTGTGCGTGTCATGGGCGTCGGTTGATTTTGACCCGGATTCCGGGTTGCTCAAGCACGACAACTCGAGATCGCTAGAGCTTGTCGAGCGCACGTTTGGTTTCGACCATTCGACCTACGCCAACGCACCTTTTGATCTCGCCGTGTTCATGGCGAAATGGTCGCACCTCATCATCCCGATCTTCGAGGCGCTTGACGACGATCGCGTGCACGACGTGCAAATGAGAGAGAAGTTGATCGACCTGGCGCACGGCACCTTCCGTTTCGAAGAAGATGAAGATGGCGAAGTCAAAGCGAAGGGTTACTCGCTTTTCGACATCACGAAGCGGCGGTTAGGGATCATCCTCGACAAAGACTCCTACAGGATGAAATACCACGATTTTTACGACGTCCCGCTCGATGCGTGGCCCGAAGGTGCACGGCACTACGCGACGACGGACGCCATCGTGACGCTCAAGATCCACGAAGCGCAAGAGCAGTTCAAGGCATATCTCGGGAACGAGACCGCCCAAGTGCGGGCACATGTCGCGCTACACCTCATGTCATGTCGCGGGTTTATGACCGACTCCGCAGCTGTCGAAGCGCTCGCGGTGCGAGTTGCTCGGGACATCGAGGAGATCCGCGACACCCTAATAGAATCCGAACTCGTCCGCAAAGACGGCTCGCGCAACACTAAAGAAGCCGTCCGCCGGATGATAGGTACAGGTTGCATCCGACCCACTACAGCCGGCGCCGCGGCGGCGCTCGAACTGGGGAACGGGTTCATCGAGAGAGCCCGTGAGCAAGGCCGCTATGTATCTGTCGCGGAAGATGCTTGCCTTGAGAGCGGCGACGACATCCTAATCAAATACTCCCGATACAGCCAGCTACAAAGCTTGCTCACCGGGAGCATCAAAGATTTGCGCACGGGTTGCATCGTGCCGATTCAACCGCGTTACGAACCACTCATGGAGACTGGACGCACGTCGGCAAGCAAGCCGAACGTGCAAAACCTTCGCAAAGCGGAGGGCGTTCGAGAGTGTTTCGTTCCGCGCGATGGACATGTCATCATCGCGTGCGACTACGCGGCGGCTGAGCTTCACACGTTGGCTCAGGCTTGTTATGATCTGTTCAAGCGCTCGAAACTCGGCGACGCGATGAACAACGGATTAGATCCGCACACGTGGCTTGGGTCGAAGCTTGTTCGTGTTGACTACGAAGCCATGGACGTGAAGAACAATGAAGAGCACGCCAACGCTCGACAAGTAGCCAAGGCGGCGAACTTCGGATTCCCTGGTGGGTGCTCTCCAAGAACTTTCGCCATCTTCGCTCGCGGGTATGGGTGCGACATCACGGAAATGGAAGCCGCGCAACTCAAGTCGCTATGGCTCAACTCGTGGGATGAGATGAACGATTACTTTCGCTTCATCCGCGAGTGTGCGATCGGCGACAACTTTTTTGCGGTCAAGCAATTGCGGGTCGAGAGGATCCGCGGCAAGTGTACCTATACCGCCGCGTGCAACTCTCTTTTCCAAGGCTTGGCCGCGGACGGTGCGAAGGCGGCTGGGTACGAGCTCACGCGCCGCCAGTTTTGCGTACCGACAAGTCCTTTGTATAGCACGCGTCTTCTCGCGTTTGTCCATGACGAGTGGCTGCTCGAAGCTCCAGAGGATAGGGCAGACGAGATCGCCCAAGAGATGTCGGCTGTGATGGAAACCGAGTTCAATAAGTTCGTGCCGGATTGTCCGACACGCGCCGAAGCAACAATCATGCGTCGCTGGTCCAAGAAGGCTAAGCCGACGTTTAACACGGAAGGGAAGTTGATACCATGGGAACCTTAGAAGATTTGAAAGCGCTCGCAGATTACATAGAAGACGAAGCGGTAGAAGAAAGGCACCCGATGCTCTCGATGAAATCGCTCGAACAAGTAGGCCTCGCGCTGACGCGAGGACGCAACAAAGACGTTGGCGACTTTTTCTCCTACAAGACGGACGGAAGGCCTGTAGATATACATCTAGACGCCGCGGATCGGCACCTCCTGCGTTTCAAAAAAGGACACACAAAAGACGCGGACTCGGGATTACATCCGCTTACGCACTTCATCGCCCGATGGTTAATAGTCCTCGACATGGTGCTCGAACATGAAACTAAAGATCAAGTTCGCTAGTACTCCCGTTGAAACTCGACGAAAGACCGACGGCACGCACTACTATTGGCCAAGCCTTCCGCCGTTCGCCGGGCAATGGAGTTGGGCCACCATTGACGGCGTGGGATATGGTCGAGCAGCAACCTTCACCGAAGCATTGGAACAAGCATGGAAAAAGCAAAAGCAAAACGAAAAGTAACGCGGCTAGGAGAGACTCGGGAATATGTATCAAAAAAGAAAAAACTCTCTGGACTCCGAGAGTTCCTAACGAAGATCGCCGAGGACAATCCGGACGTGCTTCGTGATTACATCAAGAACAACCCGGATTGTCTCCCGTCGGATGTGATCGAGACGCTCGATGTTCCGCTCGACGTGTGTTTGACCTTGCGTCGCGCTGGCGCGATCTCGACGGCAGAGCTAGACATGACGATCGGTGAGATGTTCAAACTGCTAGAGGAGATGTGCCGTGATACTCAGTGAAGATCAAGAGTGCGAAGAATTCTCGATCTGGCTCGATCGCCGGAAGCTCCTTTACACGCACGTACCCAATGGCGGCTTGCGCAACCCTGTCGAAGCTTCGAAGCTAAAACGCATGGGCGTCAAGCCTGGAGTGCCCGACTATTTGATTTTCGAGCCTTCTTTTTGTGGGTTGTCCATATGCCCGACATGTATCGACGAAATCCGACATCTCGGAATAGCAATCGAGATGAAACGAACGCGAGGTAGTCAAGCGGACGTGAAACCGAAACAACTCGCGTGGTTATCCGCGCTACGCGAAAAAGGGTGGTTGACGCACGTCGCGTTCGGACATCTCGACGCGGTGCGTTGGATGGAGAGTCTCGGCTATGCGTAACGGACCACCGACCCTACCTGAACCTATCGACGAGAGGTTTCGTGTTGCTCTACGTGATGCCCTCGAAAAAGTCGCCGAGCTCGAAGCCGAGAACGTGGTGCTGCGTGCTGGCATGCGCGTCGCCTATGATCGACTCGGAGATGCCGACTACGACCCGGAAGTAGGCTTGATTTTCGAGTGGGAGATGATTGAAGACGACGGCGACGGCGGCGGCAGCGAGGCGGCACGTGGGTACTCAGACAAATTCAACGCAGCCGTCGAGCTGTGCCGAAAGGGCGGGCAGCCATGAGCACCATAACCGAGCAGATCCGTAGCCTACTGAAGGCGTCCTGTGGCGACGAGCGGAGGGCGAAAGGCTGCTGGACGGCCAGGCGATGTGCAGAAACTAACGACGCGGCGAGTGCATTGTCCAACGGCGAGTGTATCTGCGAAATGTATGTGGAGGAGCGTGCGGTGATCGAGCGAATCGCCGAGCTCGAAGCCGAGAACGCGGTACTGGTCTCGGGCGTGCTCGCGGCTGAGGACATGGTCGACGATTCCTGCCATTGGTGGGCTAGTGCCGGTGACCTGGGGGCGTGGGAAGAAGCGCTAGCGGTGGCGAAAGGTGGGAAACCCAAAGCAACGGCGGTTGTGGTAAGTTAGAGGTATGCAGCTGCCAACGATCAAGACCGAGTTCCTGTCGTTCCTCATGGTGTTCGGGGCGATCATCGCTAACAAACAACTGGAGCTCGGGCTAGAGCTCGACACGATCATCGTGCTGTGTGGGTTGTCGACGGGCTACACGTTTGCTCGGACGGCCGACAAGATGCGATCGAAGCCCAATCTAAAGTAGCGCCCCGGGGCCGGGGTTCGTCGGTATGATGTCTCGGGCGGTGAAGGTATCGCCCGAGACTTCGATGAAGTCGCCGTCGGCGAGGATCTGTTCTTTGTCAATCACCGCTTGCGCGGTGCATTGGCAGTTGATCTCCTCGCCCGGCAAGATTCCCTCAGCGCCTTCCGCCCACGTGAACACCTCGCCGTAAAACTTCTCATGCGCTTCTCTGGGATTGTCTGCGGTCGATGGCATCCATGTGAAGCTGTCGATCCCCGCGGCGGTCTGTCGTGCTCGCGCGAGTTGCATGTTGAGCGTTCCTAGCTGATCGTTGGCGATCAGCTTCGCGTGCTTCTCGATCGAAACCATGACGGGCTCGCCGTTTTGCTTGAGTCGGCGCGTGGGTATCTGCGCCGGCACGCCTTGCCGTTGCCACGACGTCAAAAGTCTCTTTGACAGATCCTCCGGCGTCCCACCAAATTGCTGCGCTCTCACGACAGCGTCTCGTACTCCGTCCGCTACGCCCGCGCGCAGCGTGGAAATGAGCCGAGTGTTCATGTCAACAAACGTGTTGGTCAAGATGCTCGGCGCGAAGTTGAGTTTCGGCACGAGCACTTTGCCACCTCGCGATGTGATTTTCGGGACGCGCGGCGGGGGCTTTTTGGATGAATCGGAACCCAGGATCCGCACGCCCGCGGCCACGGCCAAACCTGCAAAGAACGCGTTTCGCGCGGTGTTGTCCTGTGCCTCGGCGACGCGCCGCGCGGTCGCTGCGATCTGCTCGTCCGGAAGCGCCTCGTTTAGAGCTCCTGTGAGCTCCTCTAGGAGGTTTTCCAGAGCTTGCGGCGAGTTCTGGGCGAGCACGCCCGGGAGCCGGGAGCGGAGCAACTGGAGCGCCGTGCGGTTGAGTCTCGTGTAGAGCTTCGCCAAGCGCCGCTCCAGCGCGGCGCTGTGCGCCATGTTGAGCCCCCGTTGTCTACTCGCCATCGTCCGGCTCCGGCTCCGGCTCCGGCTCCGGCTCCGGCTCCGGCTCCGGTTCCGGCTCGGGCTCGGGCTCGGGCTCGGGCTCGGGCTCGATCTGCGACGGGGTTGCGTCGGGAGGCGGCGCCCCTGGAGCCGACTCGATCGGTTGTGCCTTCATCATCTCAAGCTGGAGTTTCAGCGCCTCGATCTCCGATTCGTCCGGTTCTAGTTCTTCTTCCGCGTCCTCGGGGAGGACACCGCGGGAGATCAACGCCGCTCGAACCTCGGGCGCCGTCATCGTTGCGTCGGCGAGTCGGAGGCTTTCGGTCTGAGCGCGGATGAACTCGGTCTCGGCGATCTCCTTTTCGGTCGGTTGCCATAACTGCGCATATTCGATCGTCCATTCGTCTGGCACGGGCTCGCCGTGATTGCGCCGCGCGGCGAAGAGAACTTCGAGGATCCTGTTTATCGCTGGCGTCAACACCTTCGGTTGCTGCGACGCAACGAAGTCATACCACGCGCGAATCTCTGAGTCGCCCGAAGCATTGAGCCCGCCCGGCTGCTCGCCTAGCAACACGGTTCGCGGCATGTCGGTCGCACGTACCACGCCGTCAACGAACTCTTGCAAAAGATCGCGCAACCCCGTCACCGTGCGTGTCACTTCAACGAAATCGTCTTTCGTGTCAAACGCTGCAATGTGGTAGCTGTCCATCGACATGCGGATGTTTTCGATGATCTTTTGTAGGTCCGCTTGTTCCTTCGCTGTCCCGCACGCCATCTCGCGGTAGCCTTCGATCTTCAAAATCATCATCGAGATGTCGTGCATGATGCCGCGCGCATATCCTTGAACTTCTCCGAGCCGGGTAACCTCCACGTTGATGCGATCAAGCACGGACGGCCCCCACCCCCCGTTTTGCCACATGCGAGCGAGGGAAACTTTGATGCCATCGAAGCGAAGCACCCGCGTTCGGTGAATGTGCCGAACCGGGTTTTTGTTCGAGTATGGCACCATGATTTCGTAGACGTCTGGACGCCCGAAACCCGACGAGCCAATACCGTTGCCGAAAAGGTTCGGCGTGATGTGTTGTGCCTCGATGACGTGTAGCGCCGAAAGCTTCGTCACTGCGCGGAGGTCCAGAGGTTCTTCCATTTTCTTGCCGTCATTGCCGTGCATGACGAC